TGCATAGTAAATGCTGCTATGTGTATTGAAGCAATGTGTGAATCTGGAATATTAGTTGATTCTGAAGAACTGGACTTGGATGAAATTCCTTTACTTGTTAATGGGGATGATTGCGTTTTTAGCGGCAATCAGTCTTGTTGGGAAGTCTGGAATCGAATTGGAAAGTCTTGTGGTCTAGAAGTCTCTATAGGTAAGACTTATTATGCTGAAAATTGGTTCCAGATCAATTCTCAGTGTTTTTATATCAATGGAAGTGAGGGCGATTGTGATCATATAAATTATGTGAATTTCGGTCTCACTACTCCTTGGGTTAGTAGAGGAAATGGTTTAAGAGATTTAGACTCATTAGGAGATAATCTTAGTGAGTTTTTAAAGAGTTACTTACCTAAGCAGCTCTCTCTAAGTATCTTTATTCGTCGTTTTCGAACGATGTTAAATAAAGTACCTGAGGGCCAAAGTTGGTTTTTACCAAAAGGTTTAGGAGGTTTAGGACTCTTTAAGGATCTCAATAATTTCTTTTTTGATGAATTAAATACCAAATCTGAAGCAGAACAGCTGAAAGTGCTGTCGGCTCAACAACGTCAGTTGGCATATTACCTCGATAGTGGAGTGAACCACTTTTCGGAAAAGTGTGTATGTGATTATGGTTGTAAAAATTGTGGTCAATACCCTTGTATGTGCGATGATAAATATAATAGCTTTGATTTAGATTCTTATCTATATGATAAGAAGCCTACAAATACTACATTTTATCAATGCACTTTACCCTGCAGATCACATGCTAGTAAGATCATTATACCTAAGTATTCAATTGAAAAAGTGACTCACAGTTCAGTAGAAAATGCGGCACAGAAATTATCTAATTTCCGGACTATGTCTTTTACTGATCTTGAAAGTGAGATCACTCTTGAAGAAGATGATAATGATCCCTATGCTAAGATCCCTGCAGATTTAAGGGCAGGTTTTTGGTCCCCTTGCTTTGAAAAAGTTAAGGTAAAAATTCGCAAAGAGGAAAGTATAAATGATGAAAATCGAGAATATAAAAATTGGTATAGAGCTATCCGAAAGGATGCTTTGAAAAATTTTAAAGATTTTCGTTTTAAGAAGTTGGGAAAATATAGATTTGTTCGAAATTCTGTTATACCCACCAGTGCTCAACAAGCACTTTTGAATTCTAGTTGCTACCCTTCACATTTAATTAGTAAAGTAACAGCCAAACTAGAGATGGAGAAAATAGGTTTACATAAAAATAATGAATTTTTATGTGACCCCTTCTTCCTATTTTAGGAATTTGAGTGAGCTCTATATACAGCTCTTTTAGAAGACTGGCGAACAGTCAGTAAGTTAAGACTTTAACAATAGGTAAGTCAACATTAGTAATATTTAATGAATCATTCATGTAGAGTAATTTACGCGAGTGTATATTGTATTACTAATGTTGTCTTACTGGTTGTGTTTATTATTAAATATCTCATCTATTCCAGATGAGAGAAAAGGTACAAACCTGTGAAAATGCTGCCAGTGGCTATGTTGCCCACGTAACAGTTCATTTTCAAGGAGTTCCCCTGTTAATAAT